CTTATTAAAGATCTTAACAAACTAAATATCAAATTGTATAAGCAAGGAGTAACCTATAGAATCGATGATCGCTATAGTGAAGAAGTTAGTGCTAAACAAATTGAAATACAATATTTAAAACAAACGGTGGAATACTAATGGGATGGTGGAATAAACTCATAAGAGATAAAAAGACAGAAAATATAGAAGAACCCACAACTGAAGAAATTAGGAGGTCAGCTCTTGATGCAGAGAAAGAAGCAGCAACTAAAAAAGGTGAAGCATGGGTTGCTGTATTAGATACACAGGTAAATCCCGATAACATTAAGAACGGGTTCTTTGAGCTCGATTGGAATAACGAATTTATTGAGCAACTACTTGATGCAGGATACTCAGGCGAAACTAATGAACAAATTGTTGATGCATGGTTCCGTACTATTGTGTATCAAATGCTTCAAGAAGAAGGATTAGAGACTGATAGAGGTGCAGGTTATATCAATGTTGTGCCTATAGACAAAGGTAAAAGTGAAGTATCTTAATGATTGACACAAGTCAGATCCGGTGTTATAATAGTATTATAAATTACACAAAGGTAAACTAATGGCAACGTATGTACTAGTAGACACACTTAACACATTCTTTCGTGCAAGGCATGTAGTTCGCGGCGACATTGATACTAAAGTCGGTATGGCTCTACATATTACACTTAACAGTGTTAAAAAAGCATGGCGTGACTTTAATGCCGATCATGTTGTATTCTGCTTAGAAGGCCGTAGTTGGCGTAAAGACTTTTACGAGCCGTATAAACGTAATAGACAAGTAAGTCGTGATGCAATGACTCCTCGTGAGTCTGAAGAAGATAAGGTGTTCTTTGAAATATTTGACGAGTTTAAAGACTTTATTGCAGATAAAACTAACTGTACTGTACTGCAAAATCCTGTACTAGAAGCTGACGACTATATTGCTGGATGGGTACAAGCACATCCTAACGATAATCATGTTATTGTTAGTACTGATGGCGACTTTGCACAACTGGTTGCACCTAATGTACGGCAATATAACGGTATTAGTAATACAACTATTACACATGAAGGCTACTTTGATGATAAAGGTATTCCTGTTATTGACAAGAAAACACAAGAGCCTAAGGCTGCACCTGAGCCTGAGTTTATGTTGTTTGAGAAATGTATGCGTGGCGATACTAGTGACAATGTATTCAGTGCTTATCCTGGTGTACGCAAGAAAGGCACTAAAAACAAAGTAGGCCTACAAGAAGCATTTGCAGATAAAGACAACAAAGGCTTTAATTGGAATAACATGATGTTACAGCGTTGGACTGATCACGAAGGTGTAGAACATCGTGTACTAGATGATTATAATCGTAATGTTGTATTGTGTGATTTAACTGCACAACCTGCAGAAATTAGAGAGATAATTAATACTACTATCAATGATGTTGAGCCTAAGGCTATAACACAAGTTGGTTTACGTCTTATGAAATTTTGTGCGAAATGGGATATGCAAAGAGTTGCAGATCAAGCTAATTTATTCGCCGAACCGTTACAAGCGAGGTACCCTAAGTGACAATTAAAGCAAAAACTATATTAAAAGATAAATTTTGGATTATAGAACAAAATGGTAGCAAGGTTGGAACATTAAGTGTTTCAGAAGATCAGTATTTGTATTCATGTAATACTGGTACACATATGTATACCGATCAAAGACAACTTAACAATGCACTCGGAGGCAAGGTTAATTGGTCTGAATCTATAAGTGATGCTGTTGAAACTGATAATATTGCATATGAATTTCCTACAAGTACAACTCCGCATAATGTAATATGGGATGTAAAACAAAAACTTCCCTTATTTACAAAAAGTTCAAATAGTAAAAGTCTATATGCAGCAGGTTATTACATTATTAAATTTGAAAAAGGATGGGTTAAATCGTTTTGTCCGAAACTAATTACTATACAGCGTTATAAATTTAAAGGACCGTTTAAAAACGATTTACATATGAGATTGGAACTATCTAATGCAAACAAATCAGCCGATTAATACAATGCCTATTCAGCAGTTTCTTAACCAAGTTAAGACTGCTGATGCAAGTAAGGCAAAAGAAATAAAGATGACTACAGAGCAAGCAAAGAGTCTTGCATTTACATTAGGTATTGTAATGGCAAGACTGAACGGTGACTTAGAACAGTTACTTCAAAAGTCAAATAATGAAGAAGTAATAAAAATATCTATGGATGGTGGAAATAGCTGGTAAAAAGAGATAAATATATGCGTAGTTAACTAAAGGACACGCAGTATGAGTCGACCAAAACCAAAGGTACTATTAGAATATGTTGATAAAAAGACATACAAAGTAGAACAAATACTTGATGCAGAAGCAATATGGGCAGTGTTTTACAAAAATAAACCATTTAATCTTAAAAGTGCAAATGCATTAACCAACTATCCTGGTCCTAAATATAAAAAAGTCAGCTTTAGTAATCCTGGTCATGCTCATAATTTAGCACAGAAATTAAATGAAATGTTTCATTCAGAAGATTTTAATGTAGTAATGCTTTCGCACGGCGAAGTAGTTCAAGAATGAATACAAAAGAAATCTATACTAAAATATTTTTAAAGCAAGCTGATATAGCAGTAAGTGATCTTTCTGTAAAAGAATACATGCCTCTATGGTGGAAAAACAATCGAGAGAAAAAAACTGGCGGATTACGCCTTACTGATGCAGGATTTGATTTTTTAATTGAAAAAGTAAAATTAAAGACATATGAAGTTCCGTATAGTGCTAACTTTGAGTTTACTACACAAGTAATTATATGGCTAGATCAATTTATCGACTGTCCATATTATTTAGGTACTCGTAGTATGCACGTAACGAACGAAAAGAAAGCACTCGAACTAAGTCTTTTTAGTGGCGATGTCCGCAAGTATGGCATTATGAAAGCACTAAAAAAGAATAAAAAAGAATAAAAAAACACTTGACATATCCTGTAGTGATGTTATTATATATGTATAGTTAGAAACTAGGCACTGATAACTTAACATAAAGGAATACAAGATGGAAACATCAATTGCAAGAACAGTTTCGCCAAATGGCGCAAAGAAAAGCATTCTACGTGCTTTTAAAAAGAAACGTCCTATCTTTTTATGGGGACCTCCCGGCATTGGTAAGTCAGAAGTAATTGGGCAAATTACAGATAGCATGGAAAATTCACATCTCATTGACATTCGTTTGAGTCTTTGGGATCCTACAGACATTAAAGGCATGCCATACTACGCCTCAAATGATAATACAATGAAGTGGGCACCACCAGTAGAACTACCTACAGAAGAATTTGCTAAACAATTTAAGAATATTGTTCTTTTCTTAGACGAAATGAATTCAGCGGCACCAGCTGTACAAGCGGCAGCATATCAACTTGTACTTAATCGTCGTGTAGGTACTTACAAACTGCCAGACAATGTTATGATTGTTGCGGCAGGTAACCGTGACGCTGACAAAGGTGTTACATATCGTATGCCTGCTCCGTTGGCTAACCGCTTTATCCACTTAGAGCTTGCAGTTAGTTTTCCAGATTGGTTTGAATGGGCTGTAGATAACCGTGTACACAAGGATGTTGTTGGTTATATGCAGTTTAGCAAAAAAGACTTGTATGACTTTGATCCTAAGTCGCCAAGCCGTTCATTTGCTACTCCACGTAGTTGGACGTTTGTTTCTGAATTGCTTGAAGACGAAGACGGAGATGATATAACAACTACAGATTTAGTTGCAGGATCAGTCGGTGAAGGACTTGCAGTCAAGTTTATGGCACATCGTAAGATTGCATCAAGTATGCCTAATCCAAGTGATATCTTGGACGGTAAAGTAGAGAAGATTACTAACAAAGAAATCAGTGCCATGTATTCCTTAACAGTATCTCTCTGCTACGAACTCAAAGAAGCATGTGATAATGGCGATAAAAAGTTCGATGCAAAAGTAAATAACTTCCTAAGATTTTCAATGGATAACTTTGAAACTGAATTGGTTGTTATGGGCATCAAACTTGCTCTTACACAATACTCACTTCCAATCGATCCAGATGAAGTAGAGTGCTTTGACGAGTTCCATGAGCGCTATGGCAAGTATATTACTGCCGCACAAGCTGCTTAAACAAGAGAAATGGGTAGGAAACTGCCCATTTCTTCTTGACTTTTAGTAAATATGGTTATATAATAAGTATAAACAATAAGGATAATACTATGTTAGACTTTACCAACGTACTATACAATCTAGAAGGCACTAAACATTGGACACCTAATCCGGATATTACTCCAGAAGAATTAGATGCAATGCGTGTCGAAGTGTTAGATCGTATTATTGTTGCAAGAGTAGGGTTACTACTGCGTCATCCGTTCTTTGGTAATATGGCAACACGTCTTAAAATTGTTTGTGCCGACGATTGGTGTCCTACAGCAGCCGTAGATGGCCGTAATTTATACTTTAACACTCAATTCTTTAACGAAATGAATAACAAAGAA